TTCAGATCCTGTTATTGTAAAGTTTACTTTATCACCAGAGTTATAATTGTGGTTTGCATTAAATGTTAAAGAATCATCTGAACCAAAACTTAAACTTCCATCAGACGTTCTGAAAGTTTTTAATATACTATTAGATCTTGGATTCAGGGAAATTAGGGAATTTGGGATTGAACTTGTTAGAGCATAATAATTATGAACATCATCTTTCAAAACTCTTTGAACATTTGCAGATTCCGTATTTAAGTTTGGAAAATCTGGAGAAATTCTTCCAAACTGGAGTGATTTGGAAACTACTATCTTTTTACCATTTAATATTGGATTTATCGATTGGGTAATTTCTATCTGAGTAGGAGTATCAATGTTAGTTGTGATAGGAACTTCGGTAAAATAAAATTTATTTCTTAATCCATTTTCATTAACTATATAAAAATCTTTTATGTCTACTCTGTCACCAAAAAGAAAATTATGAGGCGTTTTAAAAGTTAATTTGTTACTAATCAAATCTACTTCAGCAACTTCATATTCTACTGGAGTATTTTGAATGAAACTATCAGCAATATAATTACTCTCTATAGATCCAATACTTTTTATTTTTAATTTAGTATTATTTTTAACAATAATACCATCATTAGATAATTCGTTACTAGTCGAATCGACAACTCTCATTACAACTGGTTTTGTTATATCACCATTTTCATAAGCAACTACCGTTAAACTAGAAGTAACTTGAGAACCTATATTGGCAGCAGCATCTATTCCAGTACATCCCTTAAACGCATTAACTGATTTTGAAGTGTATTGTACAGTATCACTATTTACTTCTATTGATCCACTTTCGGGAAATCCAACAGTAGAATCTACAAAAACTTCATTATCATTTAGAGAAACTAATTTTCTTAGTAGTGTCTTTCCAGCAAAATAAAACTCACCATCAACTCTGCTTAATTTTATTTTGTACATATCATTACTATTCTCAATAATAGTATTGATTTTAGCTGATTGATTTGATACTACTTTACTCTCAGAACTAAAAACTTGGAAAGTATTAGTATCTACAACAAGAACCTGAGTATATACTTTACTTTTAGATGCTCCTCCATTATTAATTTCAGAAAACTGAATGAACGTGGAATTTCCACTTTTTAAACCATGATTATTTGAGAGAATAGTTATAATATTGCCACTTTGAGAAGAGGTTCCAGACTCAAAAAATCTCTCAGGTATTTGAATAGATTCTAAAAAATTTACATCAAATACAACACCTTCGGAAGATTTTACACCAAAATTGACATTACTTTCTTGAAAAATTGTAGATCCCTTAATATTATCTACATTTCCACTTTTCACTTCAACAATTAATTCTGTAGCATTAACATACTGAGAATCTGAAGGTTTTAGAATTTTTTCTTTTGGTAAGAAAACTATTGGATCTGCTCCATATAAAATTCTAAACAGAATTTCAAATGAATTAAAAGTTCCTTTTGAGGAATAAAAATCTTTGATACTGGCAATTACTAAGTCTTCACTAACTCCCTCGTAGAAATCAATATTCTCAAATCCTGGTAAATACTTTGATTTTAAATAGAATAAAAATTCTTTTAAGAAAAGAATACTAATATTTTTTACAGAATCTCCAGAAGAGTGTTTCTGTGCATTTGTTTTTTTGAAAGTATATGTATTCTGATCAGTATACTTTCCTAGTTCTGTTGCACCACTAAAACCTCTAGAGCAATTTATAAATTGAGTATCATTCTTATACTCATATGTTATAATTTCATCATTTATTTGAACTAAACCATATCTAGAAGGATATCCATCCGTAGATGCAACTGTAATAGTCTTAGAAAATTCAGTAGCATCAGAAGATAATGTAGTAGTCTCTTTAATAGAAAAAAGTTTTTCTATCTTTTGATATTGTAATATATTTCTTATTATGTCAATATCAGATCCAAATGCTTCTCTGGATCTAAAGTAAGATTTTAAGAATTCTAAAAATAGTGGATTTTCCTCCAGAATGAAATCTGGAATAAATCCGGAAACTATATCTTCAATTAATACTTTGCGATCTTCTAGATTGATATACATTCTACTTTATACTCTGAAAAATCCTGATTTGTTGTATTGGGGAGTTGATATAAAATTAACTCCAGATGTATCTGATCCAGAAGAGATATCATCTTTAATCATTGTAACTGTAGATTTAGACACAGCTAGACTTAAGAATAGATCTCGCAATCCTATTAAATCATATGATTGTGGTAAACACTCAACTTCAATTGCGCCATTTGATAAAGTTGTTGAAGTTATATTCAAACTATCTATAAGCAATTCACCGGTGGTATAATCTACTGTACCAACATTATTTTCCAAAACTTCTGGAGCACCATTTTTATCAATTTTAAATAATAATAATCTACCAGTAGTGGAACTAGTAGCAAAATCAGTTAGGTATACAGTATCAGTATACTTATCAATAGTAAATCCAGTACTTTTTATATTATATGAACTATTTAATGGTGCAAATAAACTATTTCCATAGCACAATTCATAACTAAAGAACGAATTAAACTCTGGAATTAAATCTCTCCTCAAAATAACATTAGTTACATTTGATGTAATCGCAACATCGGTATCATCTATGACACTTACAAAATTTGAGTATTTAAATCTCCCTCCAAATTTTGTCAAATCCGCATTATCTGAAAATGCTGACATTGTTGTAAATATTTTTGATCTAATATTACTAGAAGACGATGTTAGATTTGTTGAGAAATATGCATTTACATCCAATTCAACATAGAGATATTTCAAATCTTCTATTACTACATCAATACCAACGGGAGAATATTTTTTTAACTCATTTTTAATAAAAGTTTTATCAAATAAAGAGAGGAATGATGAATTATCTGGTTTGATTGATACATAAACTTTACCATATTGAGGAGGAGTTAGTGTTTCCCCTCCATATGCCACTGCAGATTCCGCCTTTGAAAACAGTTTCGGTATTAATGTTTCATAATCTGTAGTTGTTACCGCTCTATTTTGAGTTGCAAGATATCTACTTGCGTAATTTTTAATAGATTTTATTGATTCAAGTTTAGACCCACCTATTGAAGCTTGATTTACTGTCAAATTAATACCTGTAGGTAAAATAGGATTCAAATTACTATCTACAAGTCTGCCATTAAAAGTAAAATTTTGGAATCCATTAGTCTCATCTTCATTGCAGACGACGTAAGATACTTCAACAACGTTACCATTTTCAAGTCTCTTACCGATAAATCCATCTCCAAAGATGAGTTCATAAGTTTCATCCTTAGATTCCTTGATAATAAAGATTGGTTCTGAAGAAGATTCACCAATAATATTCTCAACTAATCTAAAATCCGTATATATTTGAGATGTTGCGGATTCTTTTACTCTAACTTTGATAGTTGTAGTATCAATTTTAGGATTATTTAAATAAAATCTTTGATTTGATAATGCACTGTTTACTGTAAATGTCTGATCAACTACACTACCCTCAATAATTTCCAATTCACTAAAAGATGCTATCAAATTTTTAACTGGTACTGTCACATCCTCAGCAATTGAAAATGGATAGTTGGAATTTATAATGTTAGATACCGCAACTGGACCTTTTTTGAGAGTTAAAAAAGATGTAGTTGTATCATTTGAAAAAACTATGTTAAAACTTATCTTTGCTCTTGAACCTCTAGAGGATCTAGGAACATATCCAATATTCTCTGCATGAGTAATAACATTTTCTCTCAGACTAGCAGTTTCTAAAAATGCCTCATTTGCCACCATATTGGTGTTATATGAGTTAATGAAAGAATTATATGCAAGTATGTCAATTAAGATTGAGAGGTTTGATCCTTCAAAATCATAATCAGTAAAGTTTGAGTTTGCTCTTAGATAACGTTTTATTTGATCCTTTACTTGATCAAAATCTAAATTTAAATACTGAGTTGCTGGCATCTTAATTCTCTAGAACAAACTGGATTTCTTGTGGAATATTTGGTTGACCAATAATTTCATAATTAACAATAACTTCAACACTACCAACACTATTAGAATCATTTGCAAAAGAAGTATCAATTCTTTCCACTTTGACTCTAGGTTCCCAGTTTTGAAGTGCAGTGCTCATTTCTCTCTTCAGTAAAGACTGATTATAGTCATCAGTATTTAATGAAAATAGTAGGTCTCCAACTCTAGTTCCAAGAGCAGATTGATAAAATCTATCACCAATACTGGTTCTAATGATGTTGATTACTGATTTTTTTATCGCATCATTATCTTTTAGCACCAGAATATCCTTAGTCACAGGATGTTTCTTAAAACTGAGACTAATATCTTTAAATTGTTTTGTCTGATATGGAACTGCCATTCATATCTACAGTTTTACTAATGTATTTATTACAGATCAGAGAGATTCCAATGTTCATATTCTCCAGTCAATAATTGTGGAGAACTTGAATCATCTAACTGGTCATGTTCCTTTGCAGTTTTCCAAAAATAATTATCTTCTGTACCTAATCCATCAAGATCATAACCTGCCTCAACTTGATAATACTGTGTAGATACCTTAAAGTCGGGAGTCTTTGGATCCTTAGGTGTCAGACTATTATCATAAATCCTAGTTCTATTATTAGGATATAAACAGTATTGACCATTATCAAGTTCAATTAAGTTGTGAGACTTATGTTCTGAAGGATTTTCACTGGTTGCATAATCAACTGTATCAGGATCTTGATGGTAATTATCAATTGTACACACGTAGGTGCCTCTCTGAGCACCAAAGTCCCTAGTATGACACTCATATGTCATTGAACCTATAAACTGCTTCTGAACGGCAACCACACCATAATCCATACAATTCCAGAACTGTAGATTATTCAATGGCATATCCGGGTTTGGTAGTTTGGGCTCAGACACAAACGCACTAATTGGTAACTTATCATACATTGCAGC